AATGTCTCGTGGAGATTTACAAGAAATGGAAGTAGGCACTAAGCAATCCAGAACCGCTGTAAATGCTAATGCAAAACCAGCTGGTTCTGCAGATGCTGATGCATCTGGAGTTTCAACTCCTGGCCAAACTGGTAGTTGGGAAGACCTTGGTGGTCCTACCCCAGATAACTATAAGAATGATGATGACTCTGCAAAGATCAAAGATCCTGCAGCTACCCTTAAAACTGTTAAAGATGCTGTAAATGCAAAAGCAAAAGCAGCAGAAGCAATGAAGTCTGGCGATAAGGCAAAAATGTCTTATGAAGAGACTGAATTGGAAGATGAGGAAGTAATTTCTGAAGAGGAAGTAACAGAAGAAGAAACTGTTGCAGAATCTGAAGAAGTTGAAGAAGTAGCAGAAGAAGAAATCGTTGAAGAAGAGACATTTGATATTGAAGAAGATCTCCAAGCTCTTCATCAAGTAAATGAAGAGGAAGGACTCTCCGAAGAGTATCAGGAAAAATCAAAGCTTGTATTTGAAGCAGCTCTAAGATCAAAAGTTGCTCAAATCAAAGAAGCTCTCGATGAAGAGTATCAAGTTCAATTTGAACAGAAAGTACTCGAATCAGTAGAGGAAATCAAGAGCGAACTCCAGGAAAGAGTTGATGCATACCTTGAGTATGTTGCCGATGAATGGATCGCTCAAAACGAACTTGCCGTTCAGGCAGGTCTTAAGGAAGAACTCACAGAGTCATTCCTTTCTGGCATGAAGAATCTTTTTGAAGAACATTATGTACAAATCCCTGAAGAAAAATATGATGTATTAGAGAGCATGGTAGATAAACTTGATGAAATGGAGACAAAACTCAACGAGCAAATTGAAAGAAATGTTGCTCTGAATAACCGTCTCTCCGAGTCGGTTGCAGACAGAATCTTTGATGAGATTTCAGAGGGACTCGCAGTCACTCAGAAAGAAAAGCTCGCTTCACTTTCCGAAAGTGTTGAGTTTGAAAGTGAGACACAATATCGTGAAAAGTTAGAAACACTTAAGGAATCATATTTCCCTAAGAAGACTGTTTCTGAAGAAGCAAGAGTTGAGACACTTTCAGAAGGTGTAGATGTTGCAACTGAATTCCATTCAGATGTAATGAATGCATATCTGAAGACACTTTCAACTGTCGCTAAAAACTGAATTTAATATTAAATCAAACGTAAACATCCACAAAAGGTAAAAGCAAATGTTCCAATCCGAGCATCTGCAGGAAAAGTGGGCACCCCTTCTAAACTTCGAAGGTCTTGATTCAATCAAGGATTCACACAGAAAGGCTGTAACCGCTGTCCTGCTCGAAAACCAAGAAAAGTTCCTTAGAGAGCAATCTGCATTCCAGAATCAGGGAATGCTGTACGAAACACCAACAAACAGCACTGGAAGCAATGCTTCACCAGGTGCTGGATCGGGTAATGCAGGCTATGGTGCCGACGCTACCGCTTCAGGTCCAGTTGCTGGTTTCGACCCTGTTCTGATTTCACTAATCAGACGCTCAATGCCTAACCTCATCGCTTATGATGTTGCAGGCGTTCAACCAATGAATGGTCCTACTGGACTCATCTTCGCAATGCGTTCCACCTATGGAACCAACCGCAATCCTTCAACCGCAACTGAAGCATTCTACAACGAAGCAAATACTGCTTTCTCTGGCCAGAATGCCGAAAACGATCTGTCATCAGGATTCACAAACGGTTCTGTTGGTATGGGTACAACTTCCCCACAAACAGGAACCAATCCTGGACTTCTGAATCCAACTTCAACTGCAGACCAACTTGACTATACAACTGGTCAAGGAATGGGTACTGAAGAAGCAGAAGGTCTTGGTGGCAGCGGCAGTGCATTCAATGAGATGTCCTTCTCAATCGAGAAGATTCTTGTTGAAGCAAAGTCACGCGCTCTGAAAGCTGAGTACTCACTTGAGCTTGCTCAAGACCTCAAGGCAATTCACGGTCTGAATGCTGAAGCAGAATTAGCAAACATTCTCTCAACCGAGATTCTTGCTGAAATCAACCGTGAAGTCATCAGAACTATCTACAAGGTTGCTAAGCCTGGTGCTAGAAACAATGTTGCTACTCCTGGCGTATTCGACCTAGACATCGACTCAAACGGTCGTTGGAGTGTTGAGAAGTTCAAGGGTCTTCTGTTCCAAATCGAGCGCGATGCAAACGCAATTGCTCAGCAAACTCGTAGAGGAAAGGGCAACGTAATCATCTGCTCTGCAGACGTTGCTTCCGCTCTGAGCATGGCTGGTGTTCTTGATTACACCCCAGCACTCAATGCTAACCTCAACGTAGATGATACTGGCAATACTTTTGCTGGTACTCTGATGGGCAAATTCCGCGTTTACATTGACCCATATTCAGCAAACACAAGTGGTACTCAGTACTACACCGTTGGATATAAGGGTTCTTCACCTTATGACGCTGGTCTGTTCTATTGCCCATACGTTCCCCTCCAGATGGTTCGTGCCGTTGGAGAGAACACCTTCCAGCCTAAGATTGGCTTTAAGACCCGCTACGGCATGGTCGCAAATCCATTCGCTGAGGGTACTCAAAGAGGACTTGGTGCACTTTCCACCAACTCAAACGTATACTACAGAAGAGTACAAGTTAAGAACCTCATGTGATCCATTAGGTTTATACTTTTCTTCCAGAGGGTCTTCGGACCCTCTTTTTTTGTCTAAATAGTTAGAAAAAAATGACAAGAACTCCTTTTAGTGGACAAATTGAAAATAGGAATTTTCTTGCTCCGGTTGGATTTAGATTTACCTTAAATAGAGCACCTAAAGTTGCATTTTTTGCAAACTCCGCAAATATTCCAGATATTTCTTTAGGAGTTGCTAATCAACCAACTTATCTCAAGGATATTCCAGTTCCTGGAGATAAAATGGATTTTGGAGATTTCTCTCTAAGATTTTTAGTAGATGAAGATCTATCAAATTATATGGAGATTCAAAACTGGATGAGAGGATTAGGATTTCCAGAATCTCTTAAACAGATTCACGATTTGCAAAAAGAAAATGTAAATATTAGAAGACAAAATAAATCGGAAATGAATATATATTCCGATGGAACTTTAATTATTTTGAATAGTAACCAAAACTTAAATTTTCAAGTAATATTTAAATCAATGTTTCCATACTCATTATCAACTCTTGAGTTTGATGCAACTGATGATGATATTAATTACTTGACAGCAGAAGTCAGTTTTAAATATATGGTGTATAATATAGTTGATAAGAAAGGAGAGAATTTATGAATTTTAATCTTGAATTTATTCAAGAAATGTGGGAAAAAGATTCAAAGATGGATATTGACAATCTTCATACAGAATCTTTAAATACTCCAGTTTTACACGCTAAGTATTTTGACATTTACAATAATATAATTTTACTAAGAAAAAAAGCAGATCAACAAAAAAGAAATATCAGACACGAAAGGCATCAATATTATTCCGGAAAAGCAGATCCTGATGTTTATATTGAAGATCCCTTTCCCAAAAAAATCAGAGACAAATCTGATATGGAAAGATATTTAAGTGCAGATGATAAACTTTCACAAATATCTTTAAAGGTTGAATACTATGATGTAATGCTAAATTACATTGAAGATATTCTTAAAATGATTCACAACAGAACTTATCAGATTAAAAACTCTATAGAATATATGAGATTCCAATCTGGACTGGGGTAATAAATACTCTTAAGAGATATTATTATTTTTTATGAGTGACGTAATAATTCATAAAAAGAATGAGGTTTACATCAAGTTAGAGTGTGAACCTCATATTTTATATGAACTGCAAGTGCATTTTACTTTCGAAGTTCCGGGGGCAAAGTTTATGCCTCAGATGAGAAATCGTCACTGGGATGGAACAATAAGACTTCTTTCAGTCCACACTGGAGAGATATATGTTGGACTGTTGGATAAGGTTATTGACAAATTAAAACTTTATAATTACACATACGAATTTAGAGAGAATAAGTTTTATGGTCTTCCGTTTGAAGTTAATGAAGAGATTTCACAGGAAGGTGTAAAAGATTATATGCATTCTATTTGCACTCATAAACCTCGTTCTTATCAAATCGAGGGAGTATATAGTGCGTTAAGGTATAATCGAAAACTATTGATAAGCCCCACTGCCAGTGGCAAATCACTGATGATTTATTCCCTCGTAAGATATTATGTGGATAAAGGGCAAAAAATTCTTCTAGTTGTTCCGACGACATCTC